TAAAGATACACTACCAATACTAGTAGTTAATTCGTGTTCCGTAGCATTAACAAAAATATCTTGGTCAATTTGTAAAGAAAAAGTTCCTAAAGTTAAAGCTAACGCTTGGCCTGTTACATCAACCGTTACATCAGTAGTGACCGCTTCATTTCCAAGAGAAGAAGTTAAAGATAGACCTGTAACACTAACTGAATAATTATCGCCCCAAGCAAAACTACCCCAAGTTTCTCTACCCCAACCTTCACCAGTTAATAAACCTTCATCAATGGTTGCAGTCCCAACACTTGTGGTTAAAGATTGTCCTGTAACATCAACACCAATACCTACAGTTTCATTACCTATACTTGTGGTTAAACTTTGTCCTACTGGGAATGCATCATAAGAAATTCCTGCAACAAGACCTGCATTGGTAACTGTTAAAGCTTGTCCTGTAACCGATACATTTGCATCTGCTGATACTGATTGAAGTGTTCCTATACTTAATGTTGCCGCAATTCCTGTAACATCTTGGTAAACACCTGCTAATTCACCCCAAGCATTTTCACCCCAAGTGTCTCCACCCCAACCTATATTTACATCTGAATCAATATATACAGTCCCAGTAGTTGTAGTTACTGAAACGCTACTTAGGGTAACAGAAAGATCACCTAATGATCCCCAGTTTTGAAAACCCCATGTTTGTGCACCCCAAGTAGCTGCCATTTCATTTTATTCCCTATGCAATTCTTAATATTGCAGCCGAAGTAGTATAAGCTGGAAATTGAATAGTAAATGTTCCTGCTGTTGCTGTTTTATCTCCACCAAAATCCAATACTGCTACAGCTGGATCGTTACTTGCTGTATCATTGTAAATTAATGCGCCTCTAGCTGTTAAAGTAACTCCTGTAAAAGATAAGTTACTAAAATCAGTAATAGCCACTCCAGTACCAACTGAAGTTCCTGAATTAACTAAAGCTTTTCCACCTGCAGTATATCCTGATGGTGAAGTTACTTCGTTTCCTGTAGTATAAGAAGTTGTACTTGCTCCTAAAGTTGCCGAGTTTGTATACATTGCAAGTTTGAATGTATTTCCACCTGGATTACTAAAATTGTGTACTGCTTCTAGCAATTGCTTTTTAAAAGAATTAGCGATTGCGTTTGTTGTTATTGCCATAATTGTCCTCCTTTATAATTTTATTTGGTCAATTTGTTCGGTGATGGTGAAGGCACCACAACACGTGGTACACCATCCTCAAATTCTGCACGTCTTCTTCTCCCCATTTGTTGAAGAGCAAAATTCTGTACTTCTTCATCATACTTTGTTTTATAGAGATTGTATATATTCTCTGGTCCTTTTAAGTATCTTAAAGCTTCAGCTAAAACCCCATGTAATAGCATGGCTTCTTGATAAGTAGATATATAAGTATCCGTAGTTGAAGTAAATTGTGGGGGATCTTTAATAAAGTTCAATTGAACTTGATATGCAGAATCAGGTGTAGGGGCTACTAAAATAATATTACCTTGTTGAACATTATCTTCCCAATTAGCCCAATATTTAGGAAGTCCTGTAGCACCATCGTTGTTATATTCTGAAATAAAACTTGTATCTCTTTTTTCTAAAAAAGTTCTTTCTCCACTATTAATTGCTTGAACGGATCTTACAATCATACAATCAGCAGGTAAACTTACATATCGATTACTTGCAGTAAAATTAGAAAGAGAGTATTTTCGTAAATCATCATAATCAACTTTTCCTGCTAAGTCTAATTCTACATTTCTTATAAAATCTTGAATGATAGCATCAGTTAAAACATTACTACTTACCTCAGTATAGTTTCTTACTTGTGTTAAAAAATTTGAATAAGTTATTGCCATTATGATATTACCACGGTTACAGCAGATGCTGATACTTTTAATTGTCTTCTTTTATTTTGTAATGATGGATCTGCAGGAGTCATTGCAGAAGTTCCTTGAGTTAGAAAAGCAAATTGACCTGGTAAAGTTAAATCTGCTGTTATCATTCCTTGTCCACCAGATGATGCTAATATTCCACTTACATCTTTTAATTGTTGAAAATCTTGTGATCTTGGATTTTGTAAAGCTACAGGATCCGCTTTATGATAAGGTGGATCTATTTGGGGTTGTTTAGGTTCATATTCTGAAATATGAACTAAAGCTCCTGTCCATTCCTTAACCATTTCTTGATAAGGAAATGCCTGTCCTGATCTGTCCGAAATTGCTAATGATCGTTTACCGCTTGCCCAAGACATTATATTCCTTTCCTATTAAAAAACCAATTCCAAAACTAATTCCAATAACTGTGCAAATAGCTAATATATGATATATCCAAAACATTATACTCCATCTCCAAAATAAGCTTGAGGAGAAATATATACAGAAGTTCTTGAACCATCTTCATTCAATGCTCTTAATAATTCATCCTCATATAATTGTTTTAAAAGTTGTATTCTATCAGGTGCTTTTTTTTGTGATAAATAATAAGCTAGTCCAGCACACATACATGGTAAAAATCTATAAGGTGTATCAGGTGTATTAGTAAATTTACCAACATCTTCAATTCTATTAATAGAATAATATTTTAAAGTAGTATAAGTAGAAATGTCAGGTGCTAAATATAAACTAATAGTTGGTTGAGTAAATCTTTGTACAAAAAATTGAGAAGGTTGTCCTATTTGTAATTTTTTAGGTAAAGCTGCATAAGCAGATCTATCTATTTTAGTTAAAGCAATATCTTGTGTATCAGCAGTTCCTTGGCCTGATATATTTTGTACAGGGACACCTGCTGAATGTGCAACTGCTGTAGATCCAAGAGCTCCTCTAGTTACACCTGTTAAATTATTTACACTTTTACCTGTGTAAGTCATCGACTCTAAACCAATTTGAATGGTTCCACTTGTTGCAAAAGATGAAGCATCCGTTAAAACAACTGTAGTAGTTGATGAAGTTAAGGCAGTATTAAGAGTTCCATTAGCTGCACCTGTTGAAGAGATGTATGCTTCCATAACATCACTTACTTGAGGTGGAACAGAATAAGTGGCAACACCTGATTGCAAAATGATTTGATTAAGTTCAACTTTCCAGAGATGAATACCTCTGTTTCCCCATTCAGAAAATAAAAGATTTAAACTTCTTCTAGCACTTCTAATATCATGACCACTGTTTGTTCGCATACCACATCTTTCGTATGCTTCTTCAATTATATCATCGATCTGTAGATCGAATGCAGTAGTTCCTGATGTTGCCATAATTCATTATATTAAATCTTTGATATAATCTCCGCCTTTTTGAACATAAGTTTGTCCTGGTTGTAAAGATTCATCTTGTAGTCCTGTACCAGAAGTTCTCGCTGCACCAAAACCTTGAGTTGAAGGTCTATTTACCATTGTACCTGTACGAGCTTTTACTACTTTTTTCTTCCAGTCTTTTCCTCTTTTACCCCACTTACCATAAGATTCATTTCTACTTGCAACAAGTTGTGCTTTAGTTCTTTTCTTTTTTCTTCTCATTGCAATAGATTCATCTTCTCTAGCATAGTAACCTTGTTTAGCTTTTTTAATCTCTTTTACTACTCTTTTTTTTTCAGCTCTAAGGTTTCTTTTGCCTCTTTTAGTGTAAGCTTTTTCTGAATCTACACGACCTAGTTCTTCTAGTCGATTCATTCTTCTTGTATTTGCCATGTTATTTCTCCTTAATTTTACTCTTATAATATCATTCTAATCGAGTAGAGTAAATCACCTCCACATTAGAATATTCCTTTAAAGGAAGTACCTTTAATTGCTACTCCCGATCCTCGAACTCTTGCTTCACCACCATGGCTAAAAGTTTTTGTAAAACTAATACCTAGGTTTTTACTTTTACCTGTTTTAGAGCCTTCAATACTAAAAGCGCTTTTATCACCATGTTTTGTAATTTTTAAACCTAAAGTACTATTAAGATTTTGTTTACTATCTTTTAGGTAAGGTTTTGAAGCACTTCCTGTTACGCTAGTTTTTCCTTTTGAAAAAGTTATACTTCCACTAGGTTCATTTACATAATCATCCGTATAAACTCCTGCACCACCACTTACTGTAATACCTTTCGCTTTTTTCTTTAAATAATCAGGTAATATTTTAGTTTTTTTACCCATTAAATTATGTCCTCCACATATTCACTAACAGAAATAAAACCGCCATTAGCTTTTTTTGATTTTTTTAATTTCTTTTTTGGTTTACCATATATTTTACTATAATCTGCTACATCTTCTATGCCTGGATTTGCAATCATAAATTCTCTCATGTTATCTATTTTTTCCATAACTGGAGGATTACCCATAGGCCCTGGTTCGTGAGTGTTGATCCAATCGGGACCTCCGCCTCTTTTTGGTCTTTTTGTTTTCTTACCCATCTATCATTCCTTTATAGTATTTTTTTAAACTTGGATTAGATACTTTATGACCAGCTAACTTACCTTTAATATAACTACCATCGTAAGGTTGTAATTTTTGTACAAACATCGAACCGCCTTTATTAAAAAATTGTGATCCCACAGGAGAAAGAGAGGCTCTTTTTTTAAAATGAGATTTAACTTTATTTTTCTTTTTATCACTCATTTTATTCATAGCATATAAACCTAGTACTGCTTTAGAGGGTTGTAATTTTTGTACAAACATAGATGGTTTAGAAGTAGTAGTGGCAAATTGAGCACGACCCATGGCTGCTTTATAAACAGGGAGTCCTTTCTTTTTAGCATAAGCTTTAGCTTCAGCTTTTCCTTTAGCGGTATACTTAAATTTTTTTTTACCTACTGTTGGCATCTATCTCCTTTTTAGTGGCCACTTTGAGAGTTAATCCTACTCCATTTTGTGGTTGTACAACTAAGGTAAGTTTACCATTTTTTGATTCATTAATCTAGACCCCTAGATTTTTCTTAGGACTTAATGTATCTATCTGTAGATAAACCTAGTATTGGTTTATATTGAGTTTTTCCATTCTCATCTTTAATAGCCATTAAATATTCTTTTCTATTTAAATTAATATCTTTATTGTATGAGACATGTACCCATCCTGAATTGGGTTCGCCAGGAGTGAAGTACTCGAGGATCAACTGATCAAACATTAAATTTTCTTTGATCCAATCGCTGACCTCATTATTAGGAACTCCAAAGATTTCAAAATCAGCCGCTTCTCCTTTGCAATGTTGCGATTTGCTTGAACTGCCAATTTTAGCTGACAAAATAGGGTCGCGGAATCCCGAACTAATAGTTACTACATCGTCAAAATGATCACGTACTGGTTGTAAAACTCTTTCACATAAGAGTCTTAAATTTTCAGTTTGATCTTCATTTGGGGAATTATTTAACCCCATACGTTCAGCAGTTTGTGATTTAGTTAGTTCTGCCAAACTGAAATTTTTTGATAGTTTCATGTTGTTTCTCCTTTCTATTATATATTTTTTTATTTTTAATAATAGTTTGTTTATATCTCCTATCTCTAAGGATTTTAGCTATTGGATTTTTTTTATTCAAGGATTATTTTTTTAATTGATTTTTCACCCATATAAATCTCTGTTTCAGCCTTAGCCTTGATGCATTTATAGGTTACACTTTCACTGTAGGTTCTCTCCGCTTCACGTTTCCCGCGCAAACAAATTCCCATCGAGGGCTGGATACGGTGTTCTTTAATTTCTCCGTTTACAAACATCAGAAGTGCAAAAACTGTTTCGATCATTTTAACAGTCCCACTTTCTTAGTGATTTATTAATTCTAGAATTTGGATCTCTTGCAGTTTTAGCTGATGTTAATTTCTTTTTCATACCACTCATTCTAGCACAGAAGGATTTTCTTCTTCCACTTGTTTTAGATTTTGTAGGTGCTTTTAAAGTTCCACCTTTGTAACTGTCTCTTCCTTTTTGATTTAATCCACCTGATGGTGACTTACCTTCTTTTCTTGTCCATGCAGCGCCACCACCATTTAGGTAAGC